ATGGAATATAAGCATGAGCGGGGTATTAATGCTCGTAGAGATGAATACAAGGTCTTGGTAGGACCAATATTCAAGCTCATCGAGAAGCTCATATTCAAACATAAGGCCTTCATTAAGAAAATACCCGTTAAAGATCGACCACAGTATATCATGGACTATTTGTACCGTGAAGGTGGTTTTTATTTTTCCACAGATTTCAAGTCTTTTGAAGCTAGCTTCGTAGAAGAAGTTATGCGTGCATGTGAATTTGAACTCTATCAGTGGGCCGTTCAAGGGCTCGCTAAAGCTAAATGGTTCACTAGTTTGGTGCAAAGGTTCCAGTTGGGTGAAAATGTGATGTTTTACCGTCACTTGATCGCCAAGCTGGTCGCCACTAGAATGTCAGGAGAGATGTGTACGTCTCTAGGCAACGGTTTTACTAATTTGATGCTTCTTAAGTTTGTGGCATATAAACTTGGAGTGAAGATTAAACCTGTTGTGGAGGGCGATGATGGCCTGTCCTGGTCGTCGCATATGTTTACTGAGGAGATGTTTATTAAGCTAGGCTTCAATATTAAGTTGGAGTGGCATACGAGCTTGACCCACGCATCATTTTGTGGGTTGATTTTTGATCCTGAAGAGAAAATCAATCTCGCTGACCCGGTGAAAGTACTGTTGTCCACTGGTTGGACAGGGCCCCGATACGCGCGAGCATCACCCAATAAACTCAAGACCCTTCTCAGAGCCAAAGCTTTAAGCATACTTTATCAATATCCTGGTGCACCTGTTCTTACATCGTTTGCCAGGTATCTTATGAGGATGACAGCCTCTTATGATATAAGACCACTGATTAAGAATATCCGTGATACTTATCAACGTGATATGTTCATAGCTATGTATAAATGGTATAGAGAGACACCCTTGGAGATGATATATAAGGAGTCGGGTCCTTTGACCAGGCAACTTATGGCCTCCAAGTTTGGCATGCCGGAAGGTGTGCAAATCGATATGGAAAGATATTTTGACTCCCTTACGGAGCTCGGTCCGATCAAGCATTGGTGGATTAATTATTCTGCAACTCCAGAC